ATTCCTCCAATTCCCATTACAGGTAAAGCTATAGCAGCAATAGGGGCTACTTTTTTAACTACTTTTTTTAGACTTTTAACGCTTTTTTTAAGAAACTTTCCTAAACCAAATTCAGGTAATCCAGTTATAGGGTTAATAGACATGCCTTCACCGACAGTATATTCTTCAGGATTTATTCCTGCTGCTATCATTTCTTTTTTTATTATTTCTTGAGTTTGCGGAGAGATAACTGGTGGTACTACCATTTCTCCTGTCATTACGTGAGCAAGTCTAGTATCTCCTCCTCTGCCTAATCCTGCTATGCCTTTACCTGAGTTATCTATTCTATTCATGCTCAAATTATTCCTGTAAACATTTTAACCAAAATACTAATAAGTATCTATCTCCTGATTCTACTGCAAGTCCCCTGTGCATGTGCGTAAAACTAGGAAAAATAAGAGCGTGGCCTGTAGGTAATGGCTCGACTGTACCACGTTTTAAAAACTCAGTTCCGCCACCTTTGTACTTTCCAGTGTTCAAAGGAACTACCATACTAATATCAGCACTTGCATCATGATGCCAAGCACCTTGTTTTTTATCCTTTAAATTATAGTTGGCTATTTGTATACCACCACCATTTACGTGTCTGTTCCAAATATTCAAAAATATAGGATTACCTATAGTATATATCGTATGGAACAAGGATTGGAAGATTTCTGGGCAATTATCTTGAAAAGTTATTTCTGGTATTTGCCGTAATTCATCTTCGTCTGGATTAGGTTCAAACCCATAAAATGCTTCTAAGTTCTTAATTTCATCTAAAAGTATGTCGCAAAACTTTTCAGAAAAAAATGGCACTGTATACACATCTTTTAATGGTTCTTGAATAATTTTATCTAATGGGGTGTCTTTTCTTTCTGTATCACCCTTTTGTTCGTAAAATTCTACAATAGGCTCAATAGATTCTGATACAGCATCAAAAGTATCTTTTTGTACATACCAGTCGGCAGGATGTTCTAAAAGAATGTTCTTAGTTTTATAGTTTAGTTCTTCTGCTGTATTGCTCATAAAGTAATTATTGTGCTACCTGCTATATTAATAGTAACCTCGCCAACACTAGATGTCATCTCAAAACCTTGTTCTAGTGTTCTTTCACCTATATCAATCCACTTGTTACCTGTATAAACTTGCAGCACACCAACAGTTGTATTCCATATAATACTACCATCATTAAACTTTAATGTATTTTTTTCTGGATCACTTATTTGTCTAACATTATCAAGATCTATTGCACCAAGATTAATCTCAAGTATTCTAACTAAACGATTAAAAAGCTCTGGATCTACAGGACCTACTGCTAATGGTAATTGAGTTTGTAAGAGTTTGCTCATCTTCTACCATCTGGCTTTATGTCTATACGTGTAGCTCCTAACCTCCATCCTATACCTAGATTACCATCATCTGTAGCATCATCATCTGATTCAAATCGTAATGCTATTTGCCTTGATCTACTTCGTACATAAGCTTGTTGAGTAGTAGAACTTATTGCGTTAGTTGAATTTATTGTTAAAGAATCACCTGGGAAGTTTCTAGTTTTTAAAACAATATTAACATGTCCATTATTTTGATCTTCTATAAACTTGTAATCAGGTATTATTCTTTTTAAGAAACTAAATTGCTCACCATCTCCTATATCTAAATCAGAACTTTCAATATAAACATTGGTCATAGGTGAGCCATCATTATCAAAGCCCTTTTCTTGTTGGTATAAATATCCATTACTAACAGCTCTAGGGAAGTTTTCTATACCAGAGTCGAGCCATGCTGTTCTTGATAGCTGTCCATAGAACCATATACCTTCAACATAGTTATACATAACATATCTGTCTATTTCATCTGAGCTAGATGAACAATAGAACCAGCCTACCTCACTTTTATCTTTTATAGTAAACGCATTGATTTTGAATGATTGAGTAAGATTTATGTCTGTAAACACATAGTTATGAACTGAGCAAGGAAGTGTTTGAACACTGCCGTTGTATGTATAGAAGTTGTTATAACTCATCCAGTACACACCATTAGGAGTAGTTATTGCTGCTTTAGGGCCTATTAAGCCTGTACCTTCGTTTATTAAATTAATACCAAAAGTAAATGGTGGTCCAATAAACTGCATACTATAAAGAGCTGTATCAGTCCAAACAAGTATTTCTTGTCTTGCTTTGACTCCACCAATAATAGATGAACCGGATGACAATCTAAGAGAACCTGCTGTGTTTGTAGATAATGGTTCAAAATCTAAAGCATTTTCTTGATCACTGAATGCTATAAGCATAGGATCAATAGCACCTGTTCTAGCAGAACCAGATATAGGATCACATCCTAAAACAATTAAGTGCCTGTCTTTTTCAGATGTGATGACTTGCAAACCTTTGGTAGGTACTAGGTTAGCACCTGAAATCCCAGATAGATCTACAGCTCTTGCTGACAAACCACTATTTTCAGTCCATTTATATATGCCTGCATTTCTTTGGTTTATTATTAAGTCTTCACCAAAGTTATCATGCGTCCAAATTCTAAGCTGATTGGTATCACTTAATGCAGACGTACTACCGAAAGCACCTTGTCCCCATCCATTTAGTCCCCAACCTGTTCCTGGAACATACACATCTAGACCTACATTTAGTTGATAGGTACCAACAACAGATGATCCTCCATTGCCAGAATCAGAAGCATTGGCTGTCACAGTAGCACCAGACGTATCTTTCGCTTCAATAGTATAACTATTAGCATTTACTATATTTGATATTTGATACTCTTGATTTAAAACAGTGGCTATAATATTGCCACCTAGACTTGCAGCACCACTAAAAGTAACAAAATCATTTTTGACAGCACCATGAGCTGTATCTGCTACAGTAATTGTAGCGTCACCATTTGATGCGGAAAACGTAACATCACCTGCTGATGTAGTAGCTCTTATAGGTGTTATATCATTAAAAGCATTACCTACTTCTATGTAATATTTCCAAGTTGTACCTAGTCCTAAAAATTTAGTACCCTCTAAAGAAATCCAAGGATGCAGGGCTCTTGCTGTACCTAAATAAGTATTAGTTGTTAATTTTTCCCAACCGCCAAACTTTTCTGGTCTACCTTTACGAAAACGAACTAGATTACAATCAAACCAACCGCCTTCGTTATCATAAGCAGTACCTTCTCTGTTAATACCTGGTCTAAATGTAAGTTTCTGCAATGGCATTGTTAAACCTCATGCCATTCTTTGCCTGCAAACAACAAAGATTCCGCTTCTCTTCTTCTTATTAAACCTTGCAAAACTTTGCCTCCAGCTTTGTTCCATCTTTTTATTTGTGCTGGTACGCCTTCATAATCTTTAGCATTTAATACTTTTAATAAAGTAGAAGCTTTTAAATTAGCAGGTCCTAAGTTAAATACCCAAGAAACCATAGCATCAAATTGGTTTTGTTCTAAATCAACATTTACCATATCATTAATATACCCTTCGTACTCTTCCATTTCATGTAAAAGTAATTTGTCTGCTTCTTCTTGACTAACAGTATCGCCTTCTTTAATGCCTTTAGTTGAGCCATATCCTATTGTCCAAACACCAGCAGCACACTTATATGCTTCTAATTCACAACCCTCAAACTTTTTAATAAGGGACAAACCTTCTTGTGATATGTTCATATTACTGCTCCTTTGTAGTAACTGTTTTATAATAGACAACAACTTCTTTAAGCTCATTTATATACCTTTTTAATTCTTGCATATTATATGCCATAAGCTCGTAATCGGGCACAGACATAGCTAAGAATACCACTTGACCTTGGTCTTTCTCAACCCTTGCTAAAAACTCTTCTAAATTTTTATCTGAGACTACATACCAATATGGATCTTTTAGATCTATTTCTCTAGGCATAATAGGTTGAACAATGGTTCTTTCCATTGGTTTTGCAGTTACTTCTATCTGTTTAGTTGGTAACAGACTGCAACTGCAAACCATCATCAAGACTGTCAATGCTACGGCTGTCTTCTTCAATGCTATTAAATACATCTTTTGTTCCTTTATTTACCCTAGGTTCTATTAAACCAGGTTTAGCTGCGGCTAATTTGGTTAAGTTATGTCTTTTAAATATGTCAAGGTACCTTGTCATTTCTTGTTGAATTTCTTGATTGCGACTTTGTAAGTCTAATAAGCTGGATGTTTGTAACGCAAAATCGTTTTGTAAACTAGCAATAGCTTCTTCTTGTGTGGCTACAGCACTTTTCAAAGCAATGTTATTAGCTGAAAGAACTTTGTTTTGTGTATATAAATAATAGGTTATTGTTGTCATAACAATAATTATCCCAATCAGGACTTTGCTCATACAAATCTAGATAAAACCAAAGATACCAG